TCAATCAAAGAATACAATTGACCCCTAGTATATTCGTAATCTTTTTTTGGTTCATCTGGTTGAGTTATTTCTGGTTTTTCCACAGAAACAATTTCCGAAGAAGATACCTCAGATTCAATGTTTAGGATCTTATCAATTTTATCGAAGGAATTCATATATTATAAGTTTAAATCTTGGTGTTGTGATGGACTATAAGTTTTGAAATCTTGGAAGAAAGATACTTCTTCATTAAATCCAAAATCATCTCCAGGTTCTACAAGAACATCATCGGCAGCATTTATGACACCATCATCATTATAATCTTGTAAAGCTTTTGGAGTAGCTGTATAACGAACTTCTCGCTTTGCTGATGTGTTTGTATTTCCGTGATAATCAATTTGAACTTTTTTAATTAACTTATCTGTAGAATCAACAATTGGACCAAACAGAGAAGTTTTTGCAGTGAAGTTTAAAGTATATATGATGACCCTTGTTTCATCAAACCCACCTTCATACTTATCATCTGGTGGACTAACAGAATCTAATATAATTGGTATATCTCTAGTTTCTCCAATAGTTTCTATTAAGTCTATAGTGATATTAAAAGCTGGTTGAAAAAATGGCAAAATTTGCTCTACAATTTGCAGCATGTCTTCTTGTGTTTTAGACATGATAGCTAATTGAAAATTTATATTATATGGAACTGGTAAAAAAACTTTTTGTAATCTAGCATTATCTGTTACCGCTTTAAAGGTTTGTGTTACTGAACCTTTTCTAGAAGGATCATAAGAAATTCCTCGCATTTCAAATGATATTCTAGGTAGAGTAATTGTTTGTTTTTTACTAAGATCTGGCTGTTGATTTATTCTTGCTAAGAATTTTTGAATTGGCCCATACGCAATGGGAACTTTCATAACAGAAGCAACGCTACCATTTGAATCTACTTTTCTGATTTCGATGTTATTAAATAATGTACCAAAACCAATAATGGTTTTTCTAATAATTCCGTGGTAAAAATAATTTCCTAACATCAGTATTCTCCAAATGGATTAGTCTCAGAAAAATCTAAAAATGTATCAGCTTCGTTTTCTATCTGAGTATTCTGAGCATATAAATCTTCATCTACAAAATAATTTGCAGATTTAAATATATATCTGCCAGTAGAACCAATACCAGTATGATAAGTTCCAGCAGATCCAACGATAACCTCTCCAGGAGTAAATTTGCCAGACAGTCTGTATACTTTTAATTGCCTATCCTTAGCATCCCAATTTTTAACAATAGCTTGTGTCCCTGATGTTTCTCCAGTGATTACTTCATTGTATAAGTAATTTCCTGTTCCAACTCCAGGATGAGACAGTGTTATAGTTGGTGTTGACGTATATCCAGATCCTGCGTTTGTTACATATATGTTTGACACGCTTCCGTTTGTAATAAAAACTTCTGCAGTAGCTGTAGTTCCAGCTCCTGATGGAGATGAAATAGTAATTGTGGGTTTTCTTGAATAGTTTGATCCAGCATTATTAATTTGAATATTTGAAATTGTTCCATTTCCAAGAGAAGCCGTTGCTATTCCTCCAGATCCTCCACCACCACTAATTGTAATTGTTGGAGCAACAGTATATCCGCCACCAGGATTTGTAAGAACAATTCTTTCAATAGAAAGACTGGTTGTATATCCAACTATCGATTTACTTGTAGTAATTGCTACCGCAGTAGCAGTTCTTCCTCCTGCAGGAGCAGCTGAGAATGTGACAGTTGGAGTGCTAGTATAACCCCAACCATCATTAACCAAATTAACTTTTTGAACTGCTCCGAAAGGTATTACTGTTGTTCCTGCACCAGCTGTGTTTGCAGTTCCAACTAATGTTAATATTGCATCAATACCTTTATCGGCTACTGAAGTGTCAACGTCATATGCGCCAGTATCAATAACTTCATCTTCAAATTTGAATGGCTCACATTTTAATTCATAAACATATAATCCATTTAATTGATAAAATTCTACTTCATGCTCTATAAATTTTACTTCAAATAAAGTATCTGTTAAAGGAAAATAAATTAAGTCACCTTCTTTAGGTCTGTTACTAATTTTTAAATTTTCTTCTACAAGTTCTGCTTCAATAAATGGCGAAATAAAATCTTCAAATTTTTCTCTAGAAATAATTAAAGATAAATCATCATTTCCCTGAACACCAAACTTTGATAGCAAATCTCCGCCGCCACCAAAACCTCCCCAAGTATTTACATAAGCCTCCATGTAGTAATTATCATTAAAACGTGCTAGAATATTTTCTTGAATAACTCCATCTTCAATAGCATATGATCTTGGCAAATACCCAATATTGACTCCATACATCCTCAACTGCTCATTAATGAGATCTTGAAGAAGTCTTTGTTCTCCTCTATTTCCTTGTATAAAATATGGATTTAATGCCATATTATCCTACCATATCTAAAGGTGGCAATTCATAATCAGAAGACATTCTAGATTTAATATCTGCAAGTTCATTAATTGCATCTTCATATATTTGTCTTCCATTCAATTCAACACCTCCAGGAAGTTTAACTCCTTGGAACTTAATCATATTTTGACCCCACTGCTTTTTAATCATAGCAGTTAAATATTGCTTTAAGAATGAGTCATTCCAAACTTTTGGAAAATCTGCAGGATCCAAAATGCGATAACAATCAATAATAATGTAACTATTTACAGCAACACTTGACCAATTCATATCAATATAAAGTCTATTCTGTCTTTTTGTATATCTAATTTTCTTTTGTGGACTGATAAGCCATTGAATAGTTTCCAAATATTCTTTAACCATAGCATAATTAAGAAGTTCAATTGATGTAAAATTATAAACATCATTCAAGAAAATTTGATAGGCAATATTGAACATTCCACTTGAAAATGTGCTATCATCAAATCTAAAAATGCCCTCAACACCAATTACACTATCGGGAATTTCAATATAATTTTTAGACTCTAGATAATTGAAAGTTGTTACACCTACAGTTTTACTAGTGGTATCATTTGCTTTTGCCCTATCAATATCATCTTGAGTAATCTTATATTTTAAATACATTTTTTCAACACCGTCAAAATGACGTTCTTGAAAATATTGTAAGGCATCATCAACAAGATCGTCTATTTGATCATCATCTACATTAATTTCCAGCACGGGATAACCTAATCTTCTTAGGCAATAATCAATAAGTTGTTGTCTGCTGGATGGTTTCATGGCTCTCTATTACTTTTGTTTATTTCTGTTTGCAATTCATTTTTTGTCTCTTGCAACTCTGCATAATCTTGAAGTAAACTTTGATACTTTGCCTCCAATATTGCATTATCTTTATATAAATTCATCATTCTATCTGAAAATGTTTTCACTAAAATATTAATATCAATTTCACTGTTCATGTTTAATATTCTCCACCATCAATTGTGCTAGTCCAAACAGGAACATTTGTTCCTGGTTGTGTTGTAAGTATATAGTTGGATGTTGTGATTCCGCTACCAGGACTTGTTGTGGAATTCATTAATCCAGTATTATCAAAATATACAACACCATTTGTGCTAGTGTCTTCTAATTGATAGTAGATACCTTTAATATCAAGATAACCTTTTGTACCACTTACATATCCACGAATTCCTGTAGATGTTGTGACACCAATAGTTGCATTTGGAACAAAAGTAAATCTCTTGTTGTAATCTTGGAAGCCAAAGAAACCAGTTAAAGACGCTGTTGTTCCTAAACCAACAGAATCATCATTGTATGTAAAAGAAACACCTCTATTTGTTTGAGTATCCCATCCATATACAACAGTAATTTCTGTTCCAGAAGATATTCCAGCAGAAATTGTTCCAGCAATACTTACAGTTTTATTAGCAGTATTGTAAGAAGTAATTCTTCTTAAAGCATCTGTAAGCGGTAATGCAGCAACTCCTCTAAGAACATCGCCAGTGTTAATTCCAGAAATTGAGTCTAAAGGTATTACATTTGTACCAATACCAGCAGAACCATATACATTTCGTATTGAAGTTGGATCACTTAATGCTAATATAGATTCCTCAACAGTTACAGTTCTAGAATTTATATTGCTTGTTTGACCATAAACCTCAAGATCTCCTTTAATTACTACCTTTCCTTCATTACTTCCAGTTGGATATGGATCTAAGTATATTACATTTCCAGTTCCTACCTTTGAGCTAATGACATTGGATGAAATTCCAATTGCTTCTAATGTAAACCCACTCCCAGAAGAAAAAGTTGTTACTCCACTTACATTTAAAGATCCAGTAATGGTTAAATTGTCAATCGCCCCACTGTTATTTAAAATTAATGCTTTTCCAGCAGTAGCTATTCCAGGCTCAACGGTCAATAAATTTGTATAGTATCTACCACCAACAGGAATAGGATTACCAACTTCATCACCAATCCACAATCTTCCACCTTGATTTGCAAAAGTTCCTGTGGATATGGATACTGCAATTTCACCATATCTTAGTGTGGGAAGAGAAGAAACCCCTGCTGTTCTTTTAACTAAAATAGTTGCTCCAATAGCCATCAGAAGGTCCCTCCATCTAGGAGCACACCTACAGAAATTGAACTAGTAGCAGTCCATTTTCCAGTGTCAGAATCATAAACTAAAAAAGAATTGTCAGCTAAGTTGGTAACATCTACATTAGTTAATTGGTGTAAATTAGTTACACCTCTCAAATTTGTGGTAACTTTTATCCTGTTTTGGTCGGATATTCTGGTATTAAACTCTGTCATGAGGTTGACACTCCTGCAGTAACTGTTACTGTTCCTTCAACTACACGGGTTTTCAATCCAGTTGCTGTTTCAGTCAGTAAAACATCATAAAGATATCTACCTTCTTTTATTGAAGAAGATGCTGTAGATCCTATTGAAATTTTAATTTCGCCATAATCAGGAGTTGGGAAGGTTACAACCATCGGATGCTTTGTAATGCTTGATGGATGTTTTTTAATATGACAAGTGCCTGTATACCCATTTAAATCAATAGGTAAATCATTA